ATGGTTGTTACTCACATCATGTTAAACGACTTAAAAATCAAGCAATTAAAAGCAAAGGAAAAAGTATACAGAGTTGCTGATCACTCTGGTTTATGCATTGAGGTTCGACCCACTGGTAAGAAGTTTTGGAGATTTCGCTATCGCTTTTTCAATAAACCGCAAATGCTTACGATCGGTCAGTATCCAGAAATAAGTCTTTCGTATGCTAGAACAAAAACTATTGAGTATCGCGAGCAGCTTGCAAAAAATATTGACCCAATAACTTCCCTGAAAAATGAGAGATTGGAGGCTATACAATCCCGAGCTGAAACTTTCCGGGCAATTGCTTATGAATTTTGCGAACACAAAAAGAATTTTAAATCTAAAACTTGGCTTTATGTTCGAAATCTTGCATATGAAGTTGATATCTTCCCGATGATAGGTGATAAACCGATTAAAGATGTGACATCGGTAGATATAAAAAATATCATGGATAATGCTGTTAAGCGCGTATTAAAAACTGGAAAAGGCACTGGTGAGAATAAGGCAATTGCAATAAGGCAAATCATAGCGGAAGTCATGCAATACGCAATTATTTCAGATCGGCTATCAAATGATCCCACTTATGCGTTACGCGGCTATATTCATAAACCAGAAGTAGAAAATGCTCAACCAATCAATTCTAAAGATAAAAAACTAATAATGTCGCGCATTGATAATTATTCTGGATCTATCAGCACTAGAAATGCATTAAAGGCATTAATCTATACTATGTTACGCACTATTGAGGTTCGCAGGGGTCTTAAAGAGTATATTGATTTCGAAGCGCGCACTTGGACTATCCCTATCGCATCAAAAAATGAAGTTCTTGCAGGCAAGCGAAATATGAAGAAAAACAGGATTCATATTGTGCCACTTTCGGATCAAGTATTAACAATCATAAAGGCACAATTTGCTGCATATCCAGAAAGCCCGTATATTTTCCCTGGCGTCAACAATAATACAATGATTGGCGCAGGAACAATGAACCAAGCATTCAGAAATATGGGATTATCACATATTACTATGCATGACTTTAGAGCTACTGCCTCAACAGACTTAAACGAAGCAAACTACAATTCAAACTGGATTGAGTTGCAGCTCGCACACGCTAAAGGTGACAAAGTAAAGGCCACATATGATCATGCGAAATGGTTAAATGATAGGCGGATAATGATGCAAGACTGGGCTGATATGGTTGATAGCTGGAGCCAATGAGATGTGCGCAAACTACGAACCTATAAAACGTGCTCAAGCCATACAACTGGGCTTACTTGAGCCGACTTTTGAATATAAAAGTGATATTTACCCCGGTTATGACTGCCCTCTCATCTTCAGCACTGGCGATGCAATTGAATGGCGTGAAGTGAAATTCGGTTTAGTTCCGAAATGGGCAAAAGATTTAAAGATCTGTCGTAGCACCTACAACGCTCGAACCGAAACAGTTCATGAGAAACCATCGTTTAGAAATGCGTGGGCAAAAAGTCAGTTTGCTTTAATTCCAGTGCAGAGTATTTTTGAGCCTAAATATATCAATGATAAAGCTGAAAGATGGGGAATCTTTAGAGAAGATAAACAGCCTTTTACTGTTGCCGCTATTTATGAAAATGCTTTGATCAACGGCAAGCAAGTAAGATCAATGTCGATGTTGACAATCAATGCTGATAACCATTCTTTCATGAAACAATTCCATAAGCCTGAAGATGAAAAGCGATCAATTATTGTGATTCCAGATCAATATCGTGAAGATTGGTTGAACTGTAAAAATGGTGAAGCGCACAATTTCTTTTTTGATATGAATATCAATGAGTTTACAACGCGACATATGCCACGTTAGCTTTATATCAGAATTATCGATTTTAAATTCATTCATTACATGATCTATTATTTTGATAACGTAACTTTATCGAGATGAGAAATGAATGATCAAACAAAGCATGGCGGCAGGCGTGAGGGCGCAGGCAGAAAGCTAGAATACAACGAACCTACTAAAGTTATTCGTGTGCCAGAATCACGGATCGTAGAAATTAAAGAATATCTTAAAAAGAAATCAAACGAAAATGAAATTTCAGATATTCGACAAGTTGACCCGACCACATATGTTGAAATACCGCTTGCAACTGAACGAGTGCAAGCAGGATTCCCCTCACCTGCGCAAGATTATGTTGAAAACAAACTCGACCTGAATCAACATCTTATTAAGAATGAAACCGCTACATTCATCGTTAAAGTAAATTCTTTATCTATGATTAATCTCGGTATGGATGTGGGTGATGAGTTGATTGTCGATCGTAGTCTTGAAGCAAAACACAGAGACATTGTTATTGCGCTAGTTGATAACGACTTTACTGTAAAGCGATTGATGATTAATGATAGTGAACGATGGTTGCAAGCTGAGAATCCTGATTATGATGACATTCATTTCAAGGATGGCCAAGAACTTATTATCTGGGGTGTAGTCACTCGCCTTTTGAAGAAATTCAAATGAAACAGAACAATAAGATTTTTGCATTGATTGACGTAAATAACTGCTACGTCTCATGCGAACGCATGTTCAATCCAAATTTGAACAATAAACCAGTCATCGTGTTATCCAACAATGACGGCTGCGCTGTAGCACGAAGCCAAGAAGCGAAAGACATCGGTATAAAAATGGGTGTGCCGCTGTATCAGATTCGAGATGTTGTCAAAAAATACAATGTACAAGTGTTGTCGAGCAATTACTCACTGTATGAAGAAATGTCTCGTAGATTTCATAAGATACTTCTGGAATATGTCACTGAAGCAGAGCAAGAAATTTATTCGATTGATGAGTGTTTTCTTGATCTGACAGCGTATGAACAATTATTTGATTTAACTGATTATGCACATCAGATGCGTGATCGTATTCAAAAATGGATCGGATTGCCCGTGTGTGTTGGAATTGGGAGAAGTAAGACCCAGGCGAAAATTGCCAATCACATGGCCAAGAAAGGCAAAAGGTTTGGTGGTGTATGTAATTTAGTAGAAATGGATAAAAGGCATCAAGACCATTTTTTTTCTATTATTGATGTAAATGAAATCTGGGGTGTGGGTCGCAAACATACTAAAAAATTAAAAGAAATGGGAATTAATACAGTTCAAGACCTATCCCGTAGTAGCCCTCAAGAAATGAAGAAGCTATTTTCCATAGTTATGGCCCGAACTGTATCTGAACTACAGGGCGTGTCATGCATAGAAATTGAGCATAGTCCAGAGTCAAAAAAACAGATTATTTCTTCACGCTCATTTGGATGTCGCGTAACTGAACTCGATGACTTAAAAGAAGCGATGTGCTTACACGCTCAAGATGCTTGCCGCAGGTTAAGAAATGATGAGTCACTGTGTGGTTGTATTATCGTTTTTGTTCAATCAAATCCGCACGATGATAGTGTGCCTTTTTATAACAAATCTGCATCTTATGCTTTTCCAGAAGCCACAGATTCAGCGATGGATTTTGTTAAAGCTGCTACAGCTATGATTTGTCATGTGTATAAAGCTGGTATTAAATATAAGAAGTGCGGCGTGATATTGACATGCATTGAACCTAAATCTGGACATACATATGATTTATTGACAGACATGGAGGTAATCGACAAAAAAGAAAAATTGATGCAAGTGCTTGAAAGTGTTGGTGATAAATTTGGAAAAAGAAAAATAGGCATTGGCTCTTGTTATTTACCGAACCGAAATTGGTCGATGTCACGAGATAAATTAAGTCAGAATCCATTTACGTGGGATGGGCTTTTGAAAGTGAATTAGAAGATGTTTAGATTGTCCAAGAAAAGTTTTGAAAAAAAATTTTTAAAACGTAGGAAAATAATTTAAAACCCCTATTGACATAATTGCTCGATCGAGCAATAATAACCACATCAAGACGAGATAGTCTCTTTTGAAATACTTAAATCGCTTTTGAGCGACTGGAGATAGAAAATGTTAAAAATCGAAAATATCCAAAACGTATATTTAAATGGCAAACCAGCAACCACCTTCTCTGTATATGAGCTTCGTGATAATACGTGGGTACATGACTACTCTACATCGGTAAGCGGTCACTGGAAAAAAGCCAAAACCGTTGCAACAAAACATTGCAAAGAAAATGGGCGCAACATTAATTTAAGTAATTGGGAATTTTAAGACTAACTAGCCCTCAATCGGGGGCTATCGTGTTTTTAAGGAAATCAAAATGAATAACTTAGAATTAAAAGCCCACGTCATCGGGCTTGGCTTGACTGCTCAAGAAGGCGCTGAAATTTCTGGAATGCAGAAGCGTAATTTTAATTATTTACAGGATGGTAGTGTTGCTGTAAAGCAAGATGTTGAAATGAAGTTTTTTTTAATGGCTTCTCATTACACGCTTGTCTTAGACAAAATGCTTGCTGATGTTGAAAAGGCAACTGTTCATAATGAAAATGATCAGACAAAACCCTCTACTGTTAAACCTGTTTTGCCGTTTTTTTATAGTTTTGAATCATTCCAGATGACGACTGAATGCCCTCATGTGACTTATTGGCGTATCTATCAAGCTGTTATTTCTCACTTAATTTTGATTGGCAAAATCACAAAACTTGATGATAGCGCAGAAATTCCAAGTGATTTTGGGATATGGAATTGGCTGAAAGGTGGGTATGAGCATAAGCAATTACATTAACGGCCCATCTTGCAAGATTATATTTTGTGCTTATTGCGGAAAGATAGTTAATAAATCAGTGCGTGGTCGCAAATTGACATGTACTGATGAATGTGCAGTACTTTACCAACGCTTAGTTTGGAATAGACAACATGCCGAGAAAATGGCAAAGAATCCCGACTATGCTAAAGAGCAATCTGCTAGACAATATGCGCGTATTAAATCTGATCCTGAAAAACTGGCTGCTCATCAAGCAGCTCAAAGGGAAAGGAATCAGATGCCGAATTATCGAGAAAGCCTGCGCAAAAGTTGGAAAAAATACAAGCGTACTAATCGAGATCAAGAAAATAGGCGAATGCGTAAATATCGTGATGAAAATCCAGAAATTATTGCGCAATTGGAAGCAAAAAGACGCGAAAAAAGAAGTGCTGAACGTGAACGTTTAAAGATTGAAGAGCCTGAACAATATCAAGCTTTACTTGAAAAAGAAGCGGAATATCTTCGCAAACTTAAAGCAGAAAAACGTTTGGCTGAACTTCAAAAAGACTTATCTAAATTGGTGAATAACGATGAATGAATTAACAAAGATGCTCACTAAGCATCAAATTGAACAAGCATCAATAGAAGAATTAAAACATGAATTGTCACGTACACTTAAAGTCACGAGTCAATATCTCGTTTACATGTCAATGATTTGGTCGCAACTTAATAAAATGGGTGTGGATCTATCTGGTTTAAAAAGTGGTTTGTTTGAATACGTTCCATTGATTGCAACAAATAAGCTAAATCCAGATTTAGTGATTGAATTTGCAGGAAATAAAACCCTACTTGCTGCTTTAGCTAATGTGCCCATCGAACAACAAAACTGGATCGCTGAAACGAAACAAGTTGCATTTGTTGATCTTGGTGAAAAGAATGAAAAAATTGAGCGCGTACTTGATTTAACTAAAGCAAAGCCCCGTGAAATTTATCAAGTTTTTGGTGGAGAGAATGGGTTTCGCAATCCAGATCAGCAGTATTTATATTTAAAAGCGAAGAGCAAAGTACCAAAAATCCCGAAAACCAAAGAGCGTAAAACGCTCCGCTCTGTTGAGTTTGATTTGAATAATGAGTACATGTTAGTCGGCAAAGATAGCCGAGTGAAAGTCGATACAATACTAAAAGCATTGGGAGATTTATACGAAATCGATATGTACGAAATTATGAGCAAATATTCTGATCGAATTGCAAAAAAATAGCCCTCAATCTGAGGGCCATGCTTCACTCAATTTTTCTTCATTAACTCTGTGTTCATCAGCATATCTTGCCATTTTTGTATATTCTTCGATGCTTCGCTCGAATACGTTTCCGAGCGTTGCACAGTATTCGTTACTGGTTTCGCGGGAAGCTGTGGACAAACGTTTGTTGGCTTCATTGAGTTGCTTTGACAAGCTGTTAGCACTGGACTGAGCAGCAGTAGCATCAGACTGTATTTGTTTAATTTTGGCATTATAGTTTTGCTCCGCTTTGGTGATTTTTTCTGACCAGACTTTTTCTTGAATTGTCGCATCAGCTTTGGCTTTAGCAATAGCAAGTTCTTGAGCTGCAACATAGTCAGCATGTAGTTGCTTCTGATCTTTGATTTCAGCAGCTTGATGGTTTTGAATAAACAAACAGATGAGCAATAAAAAAGCGAGAGCTACAATGATGCATTCTCGCCAGTATTTTGTTGCTAAGTAGAGATATGCCATCACCAACTCCTTAATGCTTTTTCAAAAGTATCTGCATAGCCCGCAATCAATAGTGCTTTATCAGTTCCGTTGATGATTCGACGCGCACTGATATAATCTTTTTTAGATTGATAGATATAGTCAGATAGTTTTTTCCCAGTGAACATGCCATTTTTCATGCCAATAATCATGATTTTGGCGGCAATATTTGGATCGAGTGCTAAGTCTGGATTATTTATAAGATCAATATTAAGCAGCGTTGAGAAGCGTTGATAATTATCAAGTCCTGTAATTTGAACAAACCCACGTCCTCGATATTTAAACCCATCACCGTCCGCCAAATCGGTATTACCAAGCCTTACAGCCAGCTTACCAACATCGTACTTATCGAAATATTTGACTTTCCCGTATTCTGTTATTGGCTGCATTGTGCGATTGGTTTCATGCCATGTCGTGGCTAACATGTATGCTGCTTGCGGGTACGAGATTGATTTATCTTGATCAATGGCAGTCACGATGTGATTGATCCCATCCACTTGTGATTGCGATAATGAGCCAAACTTTTGTCGCAGAATTGAGAAGCCACCTGCTGTCATTTTCATGGCATTTTCCCTCCGCTAATTATTGATTTCCAAATCAATACAAAAGTATCAATTGCCTTTCCACCCAAATGTCCCGCAATCCCCGCCAATACACCAATCAATACCAGTGGCATATTCCAGTAGATGCACAGTAGAACTGTGATGATTCCCGCAAATGCAGAGATGATTAACTCACCGAAAAGTCGCATAAATATCTCATTTAACGGTTTGGGTTCTTTTGACTGATTTAGTCTGCGAATAAAAGCAACCAAGCCTCCAAGCATTGATAGCGCAATAATCCAACCGTATGTAATTAATCCAGTGATGATTTCTTTCAATGATTCTTTGTCCACGAACTTCCCCCGATTTTTTTGGCAATAAAAAAGCACCCGAAGGTGCTGTGTGATTTAAAACGATTAGACTTCAATCTGTATAACTTCCCCTGATGGCGCAGCCCTTGTGATTTGCTGGCCTTGGACAAATACTCGACTACCAATATTAAACTTAGTGACAGACGTACAAGCCACTAAGCCAGATCCATCAACAACTAAGACTTTGTAGTTGGGGTGATCTTCGCTTTTGATTGTGCCAACAAATTCAGACTGCTTTGGAATTAAGTCTAAAAAGCGTTGAAATACATTACTCATGCTGTACACGCTCCACTGTGACTGATTGACTGACTTTACTGTAAGTAAATGAAACACTAACAGCATCCACAATGCCCCACCACTCCGCATTAAAAGCCAACACATCGGCGGGCTTGCATTGTCCAACTTTTGTGGTTAATGGCATGTTAAGAGTATGTGTTTCAACAAGTGCAGCCTTGGCTAGTGCTGCTTTACCAAAACTCCCCATGACTGAAGCTGATGTGAACAGGTTATTATTCACAGTCTCAACAAGTACATCACCACTGGTCCCAGTGCGCTTTACAATACCTGTTTGCCCTGTCTTGTCATTCGTTAAGCTAACTCCGTTGTAATCTGGATAGGTTTCATAATCAGTCGATTGTTCCAGCACGATAGACTCAGGCAATAGAATGTCATAATCACTTTCTTGAAGCGGGTTCCAGAATGTCTTTTTATATAATGGCTTGATCGTAATGGTCTGATTATCTGCTTCACTATAAACAAAGCCACCACCAGCGGCTGCAATCTCTTGAATGGCTTTGATGGGTGTGAGTCCTGAATAGCTAAAGCTTTCAGTTGGAACTATCCAGCCAAGCGCATCGATCAATTCCCAATTCAGACTAAGGTCGGGATAAGCGGAACGATCAATCTCGGCTTGAGCTAGTTGCACCGATGTTCGCTCATTCTCTTGTAGAAATGCGCGTGGCGGCGAAGATGGCGAATCAAGCAAAGCTGATGGGCTGCGACCAGTTAATGTGTAAGTTTCTTTGGCAAACTGGCGTGAACGAGTCCGATTTTCCAAAAGCATCAAATGTTCAAAACCATTGACCACAATTTTTAAAATGACTGGCTTGTTATCAATCGGATCAAGTTTTGACAATTCAAAAACTGGAACAATTAGACTGTATGACCAACACCAAGACTGTCGATCAGTACGATAGTTGCCATTTCGTACATTGATAATTTGCCCGTTATCCAGACGTGTGACTTCAATTTCATTCACGATATGCCACCATTTTTGGTTGGGAGTGCTTGGGATGCAATCATCGACACCAAAATTTAAAATAACGTTGTGTGCGTCTACATCTGAGCATAAGCAAAAAAAGTTTAAATCTGTCGAACCGATATATTCTGGGATTTCAGGCTCTGGCCATGGTTCAACTGGGTGTTTACGATAATAAATCGCTCGACCATCTTCCCAGGGAATATCAGACTTTAAGCGAAGTTCTAAGCCTTTATCCCACCCAAACTTAAAGTGCTTTTCAAAGACATGAGCGACTTCATAGTTGTAAGTAATTTGCTTACGCTTACGGATCATTTCTTGCCATTTCGTTTTGCGCAAATGTGGTAGATTTAAACCATTTTCGAAGACAATATTTTTACCAATAAAAAGGCGTTCATCATCTTGCCACTTGATGTAATAGCTTTGCTGTAATTGTGTGGTTTCCTCAAAGATGGCTTTGATTGCTCGCACTATTGGCTTAGCTTTCTCAAATCTCGTGTTAGCAAAATTGGAAATGGTTAAGCCTTGTTCTTGCGCAATAGCGAATTGATTTGAGAGCATGACAGCTTGATTACTGCGTGCTACAACATCATGTAAAGCAGTGATTGCTTTTTCATATCGAGCATCAATACCGTAAAACATGCCCCGAATGAAATTTAGATCAAAGATAGCAGTTAAAATTGAGAGTACAGAAGTATCAACAACAGCATCAATTGTGCATAAATTTTCGACAAAGACTGCTTCAATTTCAGCTTGAAATGAAACCACAATACCTGCATTAATAGCAGCATGCTCAAGATATCGAGCCTCGATCTGAGCCGAAAAACCATTATCGATAACAACACTGATTGTATTATTGCTAAATACAGCAGTTATTTCGGAAACAAAACCGACGTAAACGCTACTATCAACAATCGCTAAGTTTGTCGTGCTGTCTGTATAAAGTGCTTGAATTTCAGAGTGAAACGATAAAGCAACTTCACAGGCAATCTCTGCACTAACATCATCACCAAAATTGAGATTGGTTGAACCATCGCTCAAATGTTCAAAATTCAGAATGATGTTGTGTGAATTAGTGTTATCAGCCTTAAAGTCTAAATTGACATTGCGAGCATCGACCGTGCCTTGCTTGTTTTTAAAGTCCACATACTCACTCCGTTATGACCCTAAATTTGGATATAACTTAATCGATGTAATGTTTAGCGTTCCACCCACAACAAGATTAGTGTTCGCAAGGGTGATGTCGGTGCCGACTGCAAAATCTGCCACCACACCGCCCTCACCATTAAATAAACGCGCCCATTTTGCAGTACCTGTTTTGATGACCGTGCCCGAATCTGATGGATATAGTTCAATATGATCTGCCTCAACAGACTTGATGCATGGATCTGGCAAATTGAGCGTTACCAACTTTGCCGCATTATCGGCAGCTGTATTTGTGTTGGCTGGTTTATTATTGTCATAAAAAATAAAGGTAGCGCTATTGCTACCCTTATCAATGAATGATGCTAGTGCTTGAAGTTGCGCCAAGCCTGCGCTTAATGAGGGATAGATCATTTTGGCACCACGTTATCTTGAATGACGGCATTGAATTTTTTGTTTGGGTCGATTGACACCATGGTGTATGCAACATCATGCGGCAAATAAATCTTATATTCACCGTTTTCATTGCTTTGTGTGGTTTTTATTAGCGCCCCATTCAATCGACTATAAGCCCGAATGGATCGCGAGACAGGCTTGCCTAGTTCCATTGTTTTTCCCGAAACCACTGTTTGCTTTAACTGAGTCAAAAGTAAGAGATTTACATCGCAGTTAACCATCATCTCATCTCCATTAACAACGCATATTTCACAAATTTTTCAGAAGATCCCACCCCATATCTGTTCACGTATTTTCCAATTTCTGAAACAGTCACCTCGACATTTTGGTTTGCAGTAATCTTAACAAAGGGTATAATGCCTCTAGGCTCATTGTTCGAGTCAAAAATAGGCAAAGAGGCTACAATCTTTAAGTTTATTAGACCAAACGGATTAGATTGATTTAGAGAGCCGAATGTTAAGTTTCTCCCCATTTTTTGTGGTAAAGCTATTGCATTTTCATTAAACCACATCATTCCATTCAGTTTTAAACCTGCACCGCTCACACTTTCGTTCGTGTCTTCATTACATAGATGGTATCCACCCATAGCCCAGTGATAAAAATACTGATAATTTTGAGGTACTTTGGTCTGTATTCCCGATGCCAATATCGCAAGATTGTTTCCCTTGATCTTATTGTCATAAAACTCAAAGTAAGCATAAACTGCAAACGCATTATAATTTGAATGAACTAAGTCAATTGCAAAACTTTTTGAATTTCCTACGATATTAAAAACTGAGTTTCCAGCCATGGCAGAGTCAGAGTTAGATCCGTAATCATTATTGCTTGAGTTTGATCTTGTGCGATAATACCATTTCGCCCATCCATGATACGTCCCGTCCCAACCCCAATTAGCATTAGGATTGCTTGAGTCATAGGGCATTTGCGTTCCAGTAATCGTATCAATATCACTCATACTAGAAACCACACCAACCTTTGCAAATTTTGCACCCGATGCGGCCGCACCACTCACACAAAAATCATGAACAAGTAAGATGAGTCCAAGTGATTCGGGATCTTTTGAACGATACGCCCTTTTAGGTTCTGTGCTACCCACGGGGGTGCGGAAAACAATCTCAAAATCAAGCGGTGCAGTTGAACACGAAGCAGCACCATTGATTGCTATTGGGTTTGTCGCCGCACATTCAACTACCACAGAATCCGTATTCGCTGATAAGACCTTATAATCCCCATCCCATCCGTTTGTTGAGCCAGCAATTCTCACCACCTGTCGATCAATAAAGCCATGACCAGAACCTAAGCTGATCGTTGCAGTAATAGCGTCTGAACTAGATTTCACAACTGAGATAATGGGAACAAAATTAAAGCCCTCAACCAAAACCTTATCAAGTAAATTAATCATGCTTCCCCAGTTGTTGCTCAATTGGGGGATATTTTTCATATAATTTTGAAAGTGTTTAACTAAACCAGACATATTTTTATGCTCACAAAAAAAGACCGCTTTCGCAGTCTTTGGTTAATCTAAAATGTTAAATTACACGGTCAATATCGCCGCGAAGCATGATTTGAAATTGATCTGATAAAACGGTTGGTTCAGATTGCTTCACGCAGCGAATACACCAGACCGGAAACATGCATGCAATGGTATTAAATCGAAGTACATTGCCATTAGCCCAACCGCTACCCCAACCCTCTTTTTTGATGGTGAAATACGGCAGACCAGTAGTAGGGTTGATCGGCGCAAAGTCTGTATTAATAGCACCTGTAGCAATTTGACCAGAAACCTCGCCTATGCAGCGGAACGTAGTTACATCAGTAAAGACAATGGCCCAGCGTTCTTGAATTGCGCCTTTGTTGGTTATCTTGAATGGATATAAAGCATCGTTATAGTTAGCCGAGATAGTTCCACCGCTTGGCACATCATCCCAAACATTACCCCAAGTGCCTTGTACAAATTTAGATGTATAGCGGCTTTGCATATCACCAATAACCAAGGCGGATCCGACTACTGATGTTTCGGCATCATAGTTGTGCGTAACGGGTTTAGTAAAAGTGATGCGCCCGTCAATTTGAACATCATTGATCAGCCCCATATCTTGATATCGATATTTAGCAATTAACGGAGTGACAAGCGAGCCAACCGCAAAATCTCCACTCAAAGTCACTTTTCCATAATCATAATCAACAACATACTGATCATATGAGACCTTAATACCGTTCTGATCTTCGAGTTCACAGTAAGAGATTCGCGCATCATCGAGTTGATGAATCGAACCCGCAACAGCACTATCAAGCGTTTGTGATTTGCTGCTTGAAATAATGCCGATATCGCCGACTCGAAAAATTGGCACACGACCGTCAAGCGGCAAACGTGTCGCAGACAAGCCTAAGATTTCAGCATCAAGCGGAATATAGCTATAACCCACGGCGTTGTAGCGTATATCATCAGCAGAATACCAATACGGCATATTTACGATGTATGTACCCGAACCATCAACATTCAATGTGTAGAAATCTTCATTGAGCCAAGGCCGCAAAGCTTTCATTGCATTCAGATCAGAAATCGTGACATTTTGATTGATTGTATAAAAACTTAATCGAACCACGCCCGTTTGATAATCCACTGTGCCTTTGACTCGTTCATGATTAATATTTCCAGACTCGTCAGCAGTGACATTAATCGTGACTGGCGTACCCACGAGCAACTGAAATGAAAGCGGCCGCACTGGTGCAATTGGAATTTTAAACACTGCACTGGCCACTGGCATATTGTCAGCGACTTGAATAATTGATTGCCAACCAACAGTATTGTTCCCTGTATCACTAAAAGTTGATAAATCTAATCGCCCAGAACTTGGGTTGTAATTCCCAACGGTAGTACCTGTGCCAGTATTTGAATTAAAACCTGTATAAACACTTGTGCCAGAAAGATAGTAATTCTTGCCTGCGATTTGGAAAAATACACTTTCGGGTGCTATAACCATGCCAGCATTTTTGACTACATCAATATAAAAACCTGTGCTACGAACTGGTTGTTCGCTCGCAGAAACAGAAGTCGCTTCTTTGCCAAGTGTGCACTGCACTGATTGCGCTGCATCAGTGATTGTAAACGGCATGGAAACACGCTCAACACTGGTGGTTTGGATGTTGTAATAGCCACCACTGGTTTTGACAACTCGCTGATATGCATCACGAACAGCGTAAGCAGTAAATACAACTTCACCGGTCGTGAAATTAATTGAACCCACTTTGCGAACTTGTTTGTTTTCAATCATCAGGTAAATATCGCTACCGTACGACTGGAAATTAAAAACATTATTGGCAAGAATCGCTTCACTTGTGCTGTAGCTGTACTCAAGCCCTGCTTTGGTGGATGACATCACAAGAGTAAATTTCAAAGTATTCACGCCAGAATTGGCACCAATCCCAAAACCGTAGCGCTTAAAGCTTTCTCCGTTGATTGTTTCTGTTTCACCCAAATCACTTAAAGTGTATGGCCCAGTTTGACTATTTCCACCTGTGAACTGGTTGTATGTAACAGTTAAGACATTACTTAATGGAAATAAGATACCCGGCTTAAATGTGATTTTATTGCCATTTACAGCGCCTGTAGCATCACCAGTAATTGAACCATTTGTCGCCACAGTTGCAGATTTATCGACATTATCCACTTTCCAAGTAATGGTTGCCGGCTGCGTCAAATCGAGTGTTTTAGATAGTGTGTAATCAATCGCTAATCGAGTGACTTGTTTTGACGTAATGTCTTCAGATGCTACACCATCAGCCCAATACCACACAATTGCAGACCCAACATCAGGTAATGCTGAGAATGTTACCAACACAGTACCAGTTACATAATCAATCGTACCTGTTGCAATCCCAGTAACGGCACCTGAAATCACCCCTGAACCATTGTCAGTCACTGTGTAAGTTTTACCCTGAGCTGTGAAGATCAAAACAAAACTGCCTCGGGCTGGCACGGGTAAAATCGTGCGAACAAAGTTCAAGCTTTGGCTGTTTTGAGTGACTTCAACTGAATCACTATTTGAAACCCGGTCACGCTTGGCAATTGGAGTAAAAGTGACATTTATCGTTTTGCTGCCAGATCCTGAACCTGCGCCCCATCGAATCAAGCCAGTGTCATAATTAATGGTACCCACAGAGTTGCCAGAAACAGTTTTTAGTTCACCTGCATTATCTGTCACTTGATTGTTGTCAAGCGTAAAGCTTACGGAACTTGGCAAGATTGATGAGCCGATATATGTACTGTTGTTTGCCCCAACTGTGGTTGTAATCTGTCGTGTGATTGTTCCAGATGCACCGATCATGGCAGTTGCGGTACCCGTGATACTCAAATCGAGTAGTGGCGTTTCAACCTGTGATGCTGGTACCAACTGAGCAAAAATGCTTTTGGCTTGGATTGTTGTGCTTGCAACTGCAACATTATTGCGAATACCAACGCTCGCATAATATTTACCAGTATCAGCCACAAGTGTTTCGCGGACAATTGAAGTTGATACCGATCCGTTGTACCACTGCCGCGCTGTAAGGCCCACAAAGTCAGACTTCAAAGCATCATTTAGACTGTAAGTGGCAATCTTATATTCAACATCTTTGCCATCAATAACCATAATCGCGATGCGAGTTTCAACTTTGGTGATGCGTAGATATTGTTCGATTTGATTAGCTTTACCTTCATTTGAGATCAAAACAAGCGTGTCGCCTACCGCGCTTTCAGTTTCTTTAGGGAACATTACCACTTGCAAAAGCTTCATACCCTGCCAATGAGTATCCAGAGGCGTACCAGTAGCCACACCGCCTTTAGCCAGATAGTTTTCTAGTCGATTCTGTGCCGCATTACGTGTATCAGTGTGACTCCCTGTGCTAAAAAGTAGCGCTGACACATTCGGATCTACAGGATTCTCAGAGATAAACACCGTTGCACCCATCAGCGCATCTGTATCAGCACTGGTGACACCAGGAAAAACCTTACGCATGGATACATCGCCCATCGTGCGGTCAAGCTCAGATACATCATTGAACAGGTTGTTAGAAATACCATCTTCAACCACTTGACCTGAATACTTGCCGCCACCGTCTGAAGTGTCGGTCAACCGTTCAGATTTATAAATGACAAGGTTATTGGTTTCAATCGCCATCGTTGACCTCGGTGAATCTTAAAGTGACGTTGTAGTAATCTTCGTCAGAAATGGTTGGAATATCTTTGACTGGCTTGGCTTCAATCGCATTTTCACTATGATTAAAAATCACATTGAATTGTCGATAGTCGTGTGGATATTCAAGTTGAAGTGTGAATTGCTCACCCTGCAATGCAGACCACGTTTTCAGCTTGCTCACGACATGACGTTTAAGCCAAGCCATGTTTTGATCTGCTGTTAGAGTGATTGGTCGGCCTGAGAGCTTTTTACCTTCCTGAACAATCAAAGCACCATTGACGGCGTAGTCTTGTGACTGCTCTATCGCTTTCCATTCAAATTCATCAGACCATAAAAAACCGTCATCTAATGTGACGGTTTCATTGGTTAATTTTCGGATTAGTTTCATGTTTTACATGCCCTTTTTAAGCATTTCCATTTCACGAAGCATTTTTTCAACGGATGATGCATTATCTTCAGAAGTGTAAACCTCAGCCGTCTGGCCATTCATATTAAATTCCAGTTTTACTGTTTTACTAGTTGGCTGCTCGATGTTGGTTGTAGGTGTGGAAACATCAACATTCGGTGCAAGCTTATTCACATCAACCGATTTGTTTTTGACACTTGCGGTTAATGTGTCAGTCATTGCTTTGGCAAGCAAAGCCTCAATTTTTTGTGTACCAAAGATTGAAGTCTGACCTTTGTTGATTAAGTCCTCATATGCTTTTGCATAATAATCACCGTAAACCCCCCCGCTTTGTCGCGCCTCCATAGCTTTTGACTTATCTACCGATGTTGCTTGTGCAAAAATGGATTTAGCGAGTTTGGCCGCCTCAGCTTCGTCATACCCCATGCTTGTCAGTTTTGATTGAACATCTGACAAGTTATAAGTCGTGAAATCTTTACCAATACGCTGAGTTTTGCTTTCAGCATCGGCTTTTGACTTCGCTGCCATGGCATCATTCCACGCGGTAATCGTGTCTTTAGCCTCCTCACGTGCAACCTGACCCATTTCGCGGTAAGCGCGTGTAACATCGTTAGATACTTTGTTGGCGTGTTTATCAGCAGCGCGGTTCATTTCATCATAGGTTTGAACTGTTGCTTTGCCCGTATCATCAATAGTGACGTTTAAGCCAAGTGATGCTGCTTTTGCTTTGGCAGCAGCAATTGTAGCCTGATCACCCGATGCAACAGCAGCCTGCATTGTGCGCTCATAAGCGGCCTTTAATTGATCAGCAGTCGCTTTTCCACTTGCTTGAATTGTTGAAAAGTCTGCTAATGCGGATTGCGCTGCTAATTGAAGTTGCTGTTTGGTTTTAATACCAAGACGCTCAAATGCTTGTTCAACTGGATCAATATCATCAGGCAGTTTTTGCATTGCTCGACTAATAGCAGCGGTACCTAGTTCAACTTGTTTTGTAGAAAAAACTCCCTGCTTTTCAAACTCAACCATCTTGGCTTTAGCTGCATCGATTTCAGCCTGACTTTGCGCTTTGGCTAGCCACTGCTCCCATGCTTGGTAGAGAACATCACCTGCCTGCTTACCTGTGATACCAGCCTGAGTTAATTTATTGCTTAGGTCATTTAGATTATTGCCACCCTCAGTAAAGCTTTTTGAAACCTTGTTCAACGATGCATCTAAGTCAACACCAAATAGTTTTGCGGCAGCAGATGCTCTCGAATATGCATTCTCTGCAACCAGACCCGACCCGGTATTGATTTTGTCGTATTCTGCTGCACGTAGATTTCTGGCTTTAGAGAGTTCCGCCTCCCTTAGATCGATGGCGTTTAATTTATCTTGTGCTGATTTAAGTTCGGTTAGATTGCCTGTTTGCTTTGCTCGGGCAATTTGTATCTCAAGCGCAGCGCGATCAACAGCAGCTTTCTTTTGAAATTCCAGTAAGGTTTCATCTGCCTTTTGGACGTTCTCCTTGGCGACCTTTAAGGCTTCCTCTTTTTTTGCAGCTTTATCAGCTGCTTGTTCTGCCGACAACCCTGCTTGAACAGCGACTTTTCCAGAATTATCCAAGGTGACAATGTAACCTTTGGCAATTAAGTCAGCTTGCATGGTGCCATCCATGACACCGCCATTTGCTTTAATTGCAGCTTCGGCATAGGCCTGCACGGCGGCTAATTTGTCGGCTTCCAGTTTTTTTGCATTAGTCGCTTCAGTTTGCTTGGCTGCGAATATTTGCTCCATTGCAGCCTTTGTGGATGCAACAGAGTCGGCATTTCTTTCGCTTTCAGACTGTGAAGCTTCTTTAAGCCGTTGCATACCTTTGGACTGAAAGTCTTGAGCGCTTTTATCAGCCTCAGCGTAGTATTGTTTCGCTTTCTCCTTCATCAAGTCAGCGTTTGCAGCGAATTGCTTACTAACATCTCCCCATGTAACAGCCGCCAATACTTTATTTGCAGCACCAGCCATATCGAAAAATGCTGCTGTTGATAATTTAAGGGCAATATTAATGGCCGTTAAACCATCAGCAATAAAGCCAAACGTGATTGATAAACCTTGCCCAATACGAGTTAGAAAGCTAACTTGTTCACCAGCTTGAGTAACACCACCTGTAAATGATGAGAAAATAGACAAAACAGCAGTTAAAGATGTTCCTATCTCGTAGACAATTGTTTTTCCAAGTTGATACCCAGCAGCAACCAATTCTTTTACTGCATCGTATGCAGATGAAATTGCATCCTTAAATGCTGTAATGGTTGCTGAATCAATTCCTCCCTCAATATCCGAAACAAAAGCCATCCAGCCTTCTGATATATCATCAAAGAAAACTTTAATAATCCCCAGATTATCAGCAATGGCCATTAGGGCCTTAGCGGCGGTTTCAGATGCGCCACTGGATTGATTCATTTCTCCAATTAAGATTTGCCATTGTGTTGAAATGCGCTGTAAAGCATTACCAATTGTCGCGGGAAATTGGTCGTAGGTCTTTTGGATGTCCGCAGCTTGACTTTGGATTGCTTTGACGACTCGTTCAGAAGTTAGCTCGCCAGCTTCCGCCATATTGCGCAGTTCGCCAGTGGTAACTCCCAATCCCTTAGCTAAGGCACTAGCCAAACCGGGTGCTTGCTCCATGATTGAGTTAAATTCATCACCACGTAACACACCAGACTGTAACGCTTGAGACAACTGAGTAATAGCAGCTTCACTCGCTTGAGCCGAACCCCCACCGATTTGTATAGATTGGTTAATGGTTTTTGTAAGATCAAGTGACTGCTGTTGAGTAAGCCCCATTTGCTTACCAACATCATTGATCTTAGTAAATAGTGTTCCAGTGGCTTCTAAACTTGAATTTGTAGCCAATGCAACCTGATGAACACCAGCCATTGCTTGCTGGAAATTACCGCCATCTTTGGTAGCAATCTGAACGCGTGTAGAAAGGTTTGTGTATGCATCCGCTGTATCAGCGAGTTCTTTTAGTCCCAAACCCACGCCAATTGCAGCCATAGCACCAACAAGTGCGGTATAGCTTGTTTTTAATCCACTTATACCTGCTTTGGCTTTATCTGCCGCACCTGAGGTTTTTTCAGTTGCTGTGTTTGCTTTATCTACAGAATTTTTAAATCCAGCAAAAGCTTGATTGGCTTGCTCAACTTCTTTTTCGAGCGCATCCACTTTGGCTTGTGCATTTGCGATATCTTCAGGTGTAGCTTTGGTTTTAGAAAACTGCTCTAACTTCTGTTTAGCTTGGATTAGATCGGCGTTTAGCTGATCGATGGCTTTGGAGCTTTTATTGCCAAAATCTTTAAAGTTGTTGGCTGCTTCGCCTGCTTTATCGCCTGCGCCATCAATGATTTGTGTAGCTTTGGTTAATGACTGAGTTAGCCCATCTGCAAGTTCTTTTGTGGCTTTAGGAATTAATTCATCTAGTGCTTTTGCAGTTTCAGCACTCGATGCCTTTAATTTATCTGACTGCTGTTTAATTTGATCAAAGAATGATTTTGCCGCATCTTCAGATTGCCTGGTGTTATTAACAAAACTTTTAACATCAGCATCCATCACCAATTTAAAAACAAGTTCTTTTGCCATGGTCTTCTCTGATTTTAGGTAAAAAAAGGGCGACATTTCAAATGCCGCCCTTTAGGATTTATTGGTTTACATGGACTTATGCGCTCTCGCCATGTATGCCTTTACATAACTTTAAAATGGCTTCCGCGTGAAGTATGATGTGCGTAGGGATTGGCTTGACTCTTCCCATGTTAATTTCAACCAAAATGGCTTGCTGAATATTTTCTACATACCACCTGTATTTATGATTAGCTCAATAACCATTAAAAGTTTTTATTTTTCATGGCTTCATTTAATTCATTAGTAAATTTAAATTTAAGATTCGAAGACAAAATACATTTATTTTCTGCTATTTGATTCTTAACCTCATCTTCTGTAAGTGTTATTAGTGTACACCTACACCCTTTTCTGATAGTCATCCAATGGTCTACAGAGTGCTCTATAAACTCGTTATCAAGAACATGGTAGATAACACTCTTGTGCAGCAAACACTCCTTAGGGGAGTGCGTATCATTACAAGGACTCCATAAAACGTACACTCTGTCAAACTTATATTTTTTATCAGTTAATGCTGTTTCTTTTGCTTTTTTTTGCACTTCTAAAAAGCAGTGCCTATTAAAAAACCATGCTGCATAGTAACTATCCTCTTTTAGCAGCTCGCGATCTATTTGTGAATGCAGAAACTCGGGTGTGAGTTGGATATATCTATCAACAAACCTCTCATACAATTTCGGGTATTTTTTAAGTCTATAATTCTTAATATTGGATGCTATATCAAGTATCTCAAATTTAAAGAAATTATGATCTGCCTTACACTCAACCCCAATACTACCCAAAAAGATTATTTCCTCATTTGTAAATGAAGCATTAAACCAATTTTTATATGCGACCCTGCTTAAATTGTTGTCCATTTACAGTTAATCCTAATCTTGAATTGATGTCAGTAGGCCATTTTCAAAATAAAGATATTTAGATTTATATGCTCCCCGATATACCCACTGTTCATGTACCCCTCTAGCAGTTGTTGTCTTATTAACTGTGTCAGGATAACCCCATTTAGAACGCTCAGCTTGGTTTGAAGTCATTCCGATTCTAGGTTCTAACCTAGAATCATATTCAGCCTGCTGTCTTTCATAAGCAGCTTTTCTTGATTGCTCTTCTGACTGTGCTTTTCTAACTTTATTGGCTAACTCTTTACTACCAGCACAAGGTTTGTCTTGAAAAACTTGACCTGTAGAAGTTTTACATTGGTAGATTTGAGCTATGGCTGGAACACTAATTAGTGTGAAACATAACAGTAAATACTTCATTCTTCTAATACACTCCCACAAAAACGGCACTTAATAGCAGTAATTTTTATTTTCTCAGAACAAAATGGGCATTCTTTAAGCGCTGACTCATTTTCACCCGAATTGCTTTCAGCATAGTAGCTGAATGCATCCTGAGCTATTACTGTTTTATTTTGAGTGTTTTCACGACTTATCACGGGTGTTGGCTTTATGTTCTGCTTTTCTTCATCTGGTACCAAATCTCTTAATGGCTCAAAATTTATTTTCTGCTCAGTTAAAATTTCATCTTCTGTATAAAATGCCGCGAATATCAGTATCAGACTAGCAACTACCAATATAGCCCAACCTGATTGAAGTTGAACAGAATCTACAATAGTGTGCGCCAAGCCTGCAAAAGGATTATCCTTTAAGGTAGATGCCATTTCTTTCTTTGTGTTATGAAAGAGGCTCACAAAGCGATACAGCATAAATAGCAGTATCGCCAAGGAAATACCACCAGTCAAAGCTAAGGTGCGAAATTGACGCATAAAAACAACAATAATTGAAACAATGGATAGCCCAATAATCACATACCCATTGGCACTTGCTAACATATTGATTGTTCCCATGATTGGAATCTTAGCAAGTGGCATAAACACACCAATAAATAGCAATAACGCTCCCATCACCCCAATTGTTTGCTGCCTATCGAGAGTCATCACTTATTCTCCCACAAAATCTTAACCACCTTTCCTTGACATAAGATCACTGTGTATTGCTGCAAATCGATATCGTATTTATATTCGGTGGCTGCGCAGTAAAACTTTCCATCATCCAATACATAGTATTTAGGTTTTGCCTTGCCCATCTTTTCAATTAATGAATCTTCAGTATCCCCTACATTAACCAGTTGACCACCACCAGTTCTCATAGCGTTTGTGTAGCTTCCAGCGAATACAACGCTAGAGCATAAAGTTAATAATAAAGCTGTAAGTTTTTTCATGTTATTCCCCTGTTTTTGAGGAGAATAACACAAACCTAATCTGATTTAATATCATCCAGATACTTTTTAAACTCTCTCGCTGCTGCATGTTGTGCTACACGTATAATTCCTGCTTGAGTTGTTATATTGCGCTTGTGAGCCTTAACAACAGCATCAAGATAATGCTTATATGCACCGTATGACATGTTCATAATGCTTTCATGTGAATGCCCTGCTGATACCAATAGCTGCAAAGAATCAAACCAAGAATCAGTATTTTCAACTTGCTTGGCTGATCTGCCACGGCGTTTCAAAGGCTTTTCATAAAAATAAGCCTTATTTGCTTCCAATGTTTTTCTTAGCAATTCAATACAAATTTCTGGATTATTTATTTTTGTTTTGATGACTGAATCAATATCTAAATCAGTGACCAAGTTAATCATTGAATAACACTGAACTTCAAATTGAGAAATTATTGTTGTCAAAATTTCATCTGAATAGAATTCTAAATTGTTTAAATTGGTTTTAACTTCTGATGAAGCAACAAGCCACAAATCAAAATCTTTCATCGTGATTTGACGAACATCAAGATCAAAATCACCTACATTCAATTTTAATGAGCGATTAGATGCAATAAAAAAATCATTCATGATGAAATCCTATTTAGGCACAGGCATTAACTGCCTGCACCAATTAAACAGCTTAAGGAGTTGCTGGAATCGTCACAATATGACCGTAAAGCCCCAACATATCATCAGATGCTTTCGATACATCTGCCAATGCCTGACCTTCAATCTGATACTGCCCCAATTCTTCATGAATCAAAGCAAATGTGGTTTTTGGAGATTTCTTGGTGCGCCATAGACGTACCGCAATATTGTCGCCATTGGCTGTATTGATGCCTTTAAAGAACAATTCATATTCTTTATTAAAATCATTTGCCAAGGTTGTTTGAGTCACTGCACCAGTGGTATAGGTCGCTAAAATCGGCATAGTCAAACCAGCAATATCTTTAAAGACTACAGTGCCAAATTTTGCATCCACAGTGTATTTGCTTTCTGGAATTGTTGCTGGTGTGCCTGATGTTGAGTCAGTAAATGAAACTTGAGAAAGATTGTAGCCATCAAGTTTAATTTCATCGCCAGCCACCACAGTCCCAAGTGATACTGCTGACTTGGTGGTGCTTACAATTGAATGGTTTTCACCAGATACCACATATTCCAAGTTTTTTTCGTCTAACTCTTCAATTTGTCCAGAAAAGTTGACGGACGTGGTTTTAACCATGGTGAAGTCTGTGCTGCGCTGACCTGACATGCTTTCCTGATGCTCAACAACATCTGCATCAATTTCAAGCTCAAACTCAGGCACGTTACCAATTTGACGCATAGCACCAGCTACCCCATTGACAATTGCAGACAGATAAAATGTGCCCTGCAATGACATGTATTTTTTAGCCATCTACCTTTACCTCTTTGGTTGTTTTGGTCGGGGTGGTTTGTTTCGTTTCTGAAGGTTCTTTGAACTCCTCAATCACACCACGCCCCAAAAGTTCTTGAATCTGTGCATCGCTTAAACCACCTACAATGTCACCAGAACGAAAACGCCCGACTGATTGCCGGGCGATGTATTGTTTAGTCATGTTTTTACCTATATGAATTTTTTAGATTCGAAGATTGCTGTTAAGTATGCGAACCCAGTGGAAAATCCCTCTCTCACTTCAATTAAGTCGAGCGGTCGTACACTAGACGATGGCTGCCAACCTGATAGCAACTCAATTACATCCTGAAGCAATTCGCCCGCCTCATCAGTCACAACATTTCCGTTGGTCATTTGAGATTGAGCATTTCGACAAGCTACTGTAACTGCCCAACGGATGCCCAACATGTTGACCTTGGAATTTCCAGAGCTATCAACCTTAGTGATTCGCTGAAAGTTGACATGTGCTGCTGGGGTGACCTGCGACATTTCTGTGACCTTGACCGAGTTCAACGGCGTATAGATCTGCTTCAATGCTGAAATTTCTTTTAGCTTTTCTGCAATCTCGTCACGCACTGCAAAGAAATTAGACAAGTATGAATCTCCCAATAATGTCTAAGATGTTTTCCTCATCCTCAGAATCAATGCCAAGGTAAGTGCGGGGTGGTACCTCAACAGACTTCACTTTGCGCCAGTTTCCTGCCACATTGAAAGTTAGATAATCAGCAGTTTTAGGAAGGATTGTGCCACCGAAATGCATCATTGCAGCATATTCTTCTCCAGAACCCCACTCCACGCCATTAGATAATGTCTGGAAATTTAAGCCATTCATTAAACGACCTGTATCTCGAAGAGTTTGACCGCCTTGTAGTTGCGCCCTCCAAGACTGTTTCCATGGATTACCATCAACATTGCTTTGATTTACAAACCGCATTTGGCTTGAAGAAACACCATACCCACCAATCTCTGTAAACATCTCATTTTTACGATTTTCGAAATCAGCGAGTTGCTGAAGAACCTGCATTACAACAGATTCCCCATCAGCTTTAATTGAGATATGAGCTGCCATCGCCACCTCACTTGATGCTAGGCATCATGTCTAAAGTTGCATCCCCAAACACACCGCCTTTGTAGGTTGTACCAATGGGCATCGTTGCTGGTGCATTGATTGGCTTTTCTTCTGTGACCTGATTGCTCTGGTCCAGAATATTTAAAACTGCCTTTCCGTCAGCCACACGTTTAAGAAAATCGATTTCCGCTTTGTAACGGTTTTCAACCTCTTCAGTCGGTTGCTGAAAGTAGAGTCGATAACGAGCTATATTGCATGCCACGCGCTTTAATGTGCTTGGCACACTAGGCAACGGCAATTGGTATTTCACAGCAATATAACTATCGATTTCCTCATTAGCATCTTGCAGCACATCAGCAATGGCATTTACTGAAGTCTGCATGGCTTCCAGATTAGCAATTTCACCAGATCCAAAACGGGCTTCAAGATCTTGTCGAGTTGCATACATAAGACACCTTACTTGGCATCATCTGCCGTTTTCGCTGTTGGTTTCTTTGATGTTGCAGCTTTTAACTGCTCTTCAAGCTTTGTTAATTGAGCCTTCAAATCAGCAATTTCGGCGGTATCTTTGGTTTTTTCATCAACCAACTTCTGATTGTCAGCCTTCAAATCAGCAATTTCGGCGGTAAGTTGAGCCAACTGCGATGCTGTTCCATCGGCTTTGATTTGAGACTCTTCTGGTGGTTTAAATTCTTCAATAGCACCAGAACCCAAAAGGGCTTGAAGTTGTTTAGACTCAAGCCCTTCAATTTCCTGTCCTGGTCGGAAATGACCAATAGACTGTTTTGCAATGTACTTTGGCATTTAAGCCTCCTTAAACAAAGCCACGACCACCAACCAGACCATTCTTGTTGTTTGGTACGGCAAGCGGTGAAGATTCACCCAACATCTGAATGCTAGAAGGATTTTTTTCCTGCCACTGGCTTAAGAAAAACTCTAAAGGCTGGCCAAATGCTTCAATGTTTTGAATTGCGCAGTGAGCAATCCAACCGTTTGCATCAGAAACCAGACCAAAGAAGTCTTCAGGAATAAAACGCTCTGACACCCCATTTAGGTTGTGCGTTGCGTCATAAGTCCAAATCTGAATGTTATCAATATTGCCACGGAACTGCGGTTTTGATGGATCATCAAAAGTTGGGGTGATTGGCACACTGATCGAAGCATAAGGTTTAATGAATTTTTCTTTAAACTCTTCGTTCTGCATCAATGAATTAAAAACCTTTGACGATGTGAGCGCCAAGTTTGGCGCGACACCAGCATGCTCAACTGAGATATTAATCATTGATTGAATATCTTGCACAGGTGTTGCATTGGCCTGATTCCATTTCACCAATGGAGCAAAATTACATGCGGCATTACGCTCGTAATCGACCGTATATGAAGGGAAATCAGATGATGCAAACGTGGTCTTTCCATACAACAAGACATCGCGAGAGATTAAGAGTTTTCGGTTCTCGATCGACTGGCGTAGGTGAATTGCCTTTTGAGCCTGATCAATTAATAGTAGTTCAGCGTCACTTAAGCGATTTGACCCTGTCGCCACAATACCGTAACGACGCAATTGAGTGACCAAGGCGGTATCTTGGACATCACTTGGCATGACGGTTACCATTGGCTTTAAATAAGCTGGCTTTACAAAACCAACTTTGCCTGATTCTGCCACATTGATTTGTCGACCAGCAACATTGGGCATTACGAATGGTGCAAGTGGAGTTGCAGTATTAAGCTCACCTACAGGAACTTCTTTTTTGTTGTATGACACACGTTGAGGGAAAAACTTATCCATCAGCCAAGTATCCACCTTTTTGGTGGTGTCAGTTAAAAGCACAAGTTGAGGAATATCCAACAACTCAACTGGTGCATTTTGAAATGTAAAGCTAGTGCTCATATTTACCCCACGACTTTGCGTAATTCAATTTTGTTGTTAAGGCCTTGCGCACGCACTGCATCGTATTGAGCTTCAGTCAGTTTTGTGCCATTTACTGTAGCTACGGCTAAGTCGTAAGCACCTTGCACGTAGATGGGCATTTCAAGTCCATTGTTGGCGTGATATGTCGATTGTTCTGCTGTCATGTCTCCCACCACAATCGCTTGCCAACCTCCAACCACACCTGATGTGATGGCTGGATGCGTTGCGACGTTCGCAGCACTGACTGCCACAAGATCACCGCGCTTGTAAGCAACCCCTGCGGTCGGCTTCGCATTTTCAGTACGAACACCATCACCAACCACCAGTTGGCGACTTTCGATTGTTTCTGTAATTGTTTTACCCATAATTAATTACCTTTCTGTTGGGCTGCTGCAAATTGATTAAATGCATTGTCTAATGCTGAACCTTGATGCTGTTGGCCAGTGCCACCCTGACCACCTGTAGCTTGATGGCTAAACAAGTGCTGTAGGTGGGCTGGAACGATGTTAGTTTGCTGTTGTCCCAGCGCAGCGGGCTGTTCTGGTGTCTTGCTTGAAAACTGACGCAGTTGCTTTGCAGTAAATGCAAAAGTTGCATCATCCATATTTGTATATGCGGTTTTATCTTCAGCACTGAATTGAACTTTTAATTCAGTTTCCAAAGCCTGAATATCGCTTGTACGTTTTTCAGCTTGAAACTTTTTAAGTTCTGCCTGAGCTGCATCACGCTCTTGTTCAGCTTGTTTTTGAGCAGCCTGTGCTTTTTCTAATTCGGTCACGTTGGTGTCCTCTTGGTTTGGTTGATTTGATTTACTTGTAAACGCTTCGATAGACGTATTCTCATCTGCTCCGAGTGAACAGATGGTGAATTCACGAATACGATTCTTACGAAAAACCACAATTGGCCCATTAAAGTCTTGGCCATTCACAGTGACGGTTTGTCCTTGGGATACTTCCTCCACTGATCCCGGCTTTATGTACAACGACATCTGAAATGGAAACTTGTCATCAGCATCTTTCACAATTTTCTGAGCATCATCGTTTGTCAAAAAATAACCAGATACTTGGATTCCTTGTGTTGTGTTGAATTGATCAACAACTCCAATACGATTAGCGCCATGCTCTTCTAGTAACGGAGTTACTTTGGGGATTGAGATGCCATCTAAATCAAAAACAACCCCATCACTTCCCCAATACCAGTGATCAGTCACACGTCCACCAGAATAGGCTGTACCTTGGAATGTGCGTTTTTTACCTTCGGTACCCACAGGAACTTCTATGCCAGATACTGAAAACAGTAGCGTCTTTGGATCTAAATCCTTTTTCATATTTCACCCATTAAAAAAGCAGCCATATGGCTGCCTCTTGATTAGAATTAATTAATTAACTAAAGCACGTAGTGTATAAATCAACTGTCCCTTGATGGTTTCAATTTTCACAACTTCAAATGACAATCCAATTGGGAACAATACGCCTTGCCCAGCATTCAGAACATTTAGATCAATACCCAAACCTGTTGCATTTTCTATCTGAAGAACAATTTCGCCGCCAGTTTCAGCAAAAAGCATTGGATGATCTAATGTGACTGTCTTACCCACCTCAAGCTTGGATACATAAGCAATTGTGCTTGACCCTAAAACCGTTGCAGTTGTATTTGCTGCGACTGCATGAATAGCCCCCATATCAGCAATAAGCCAACGTCTAAGAACATCATCAGCTAAACTGATTGGCTTCTGAGATAAGTAAGCTGTTAAGGCTGAATCATTACCCTGAACGTAATCAATCAAAGTTTTAATCGCACTCGGTCTGATTGTTGGATCTAACGGAATAACGGTATCAGCGATCGTATCAAATAACTCTCGACTGTTTTTATTCATAGGAGCAAGTAGGCTAGTTAATTGCTTACTGGCAGTCCATTCAGCTTCTACGGACTTTAGATCATTATCAAACAATCGTGTATCAATACCAGAATCATGAGTTTTTTGTCGGGTCAGTTCCGATAAATCCCCCCATATTTGAGGAATGGAAGCAATCTTTGGCTCACCAATATCTGGTACTTGATCATCAGGTGTGACACCACGCTTCAGTGCTTGCGTTTCAGTTAATGCAATTGTGGTGCATCTACATTGAAAATCATGTGGGGGGTAATATTTTAACCAAAATGGATCATCGATATGTCGAATAATCCCATCCAATGCTAGATGCGAAGGACGTACCCGATTGTCATTAATTGCCGAATACATCAGATATGGTCGTTTGGTTTTATTTCGTTGTTGCTGTTGCCAGCGACCTGCGCTGTAAGCTGACTGCACATTCTGACGAAATACAAGATCGAGATAATGATCACTTAACTCAATACCCTTTTCAGCTACATCTTTCTTGAACTGGTCAAATGTCGTTCCGCTTGCAATCGCCTTATTGACCAACCCAATAACCTGCTTGACCTGCTCAATACTTGATAAAAAACTCACAGTCGTTGCCAACTGCCGAGTTTTTAAATCCATCTTGTAGAACTCGTCAGGCAATACAATCTTTCGTGACTGAGCAAAACGTATCGCTTCAAGAAATGATACTGGTTGCATCTACTTCCCCTCTTGCGAATATACATATCCCATCACATCAGCTTGAAATAATGCTCGTTCAAGATTTGCAGTGAACTCGGTTTTAGTTGCACCTGGAATAAGCTGCACAAGATTAAAAGCAACATCCTCTGGTGACGCAGACATTTGAAGCAAATCATTTACTTGCTTTTGATCAAGTAATCTTAATTTCTGAGCATCAGTTAATTCCTCAACATCTTGCTGTTCAGCACTCAGCTTTTTCATATCCGCAGCGAACGAAAATACTCGGTTTGGTAATGCCTTAAATTGCTGCGCTGGTAGGCTTTGCTGCAATTCAGCAACATCACCGTCCTGTAAGCCATATTCACGTTTGAAATACTGAGAACTAAGGTTGGCACCCGCGTTCTTTAATTTCACATCACGATCAGCTTTATCAGCATTAAGCGACTGTTCATCGCCTATGGTAATGATGTGCCGATCCCATCCATTCAATGCACATAACGCATCAATGATTGCTTGAATGGTTGATGTAATCATTCGGATATCAGCATTCACCTTGTTATTCTGCACTTCAAGATGAACCTCTCCCAATGCACGACTACCAGAATTATCCGTACCACTGGTAAGCGTTTGCCCTAAAATGACCTTTTGGATACTTCTCTCAATCTTCTTGTCAAAAGATTCAAACGCAGCTGATCCACCATTTCCGTTTGATGATGCAGTAATAATATCTACATCTTCATCAGGATTAAGTGAAAGTACCGAGCTTGCATGGGCATTCAAAAGTGCTTTAAGCATAGCTTCTACATTTTTAGATTTTCCTTTCAATAAAGGATTTCCAAAACGCTCAACGAATTTAGCCCAAAACTTCGTCGTGCCATTTTTAAAGAACCACAACCAATACAGACGGCTAAACAGTGCTTCCCCATATGGATTTTCATAGCTTGGCTTGCATTGTGTTAGAAAGTGCTTGAACTGCTGGTCGCACTCAATATCACGATGCTGATTGTTATACATTTGAAGCAACATCAATCGACCATCATTTTTTGGCTCAAACCACTGCATTGGTTTTTTACCAATCCATTGCCAACCAATAAATGGGGTGATGTTAGGACCCTCAATAAATAAAGACAGTTGCTCAGGTTTTGTGTAAACTGCCTCTAACACAGAATATCCATACCAACGCGCATCCTGAGTCCCAAGACTCAATTCAGACCACCACTTCTTTAACTCACTTGTCAAAATTTGCGCTGGCAAGCCCTCACTTGGTTCAAGTTTAAAAGGGGCTGATTCAAGTTTATCTTGGCGCTTTTCTACACATTGATAAATTTCATCATCATACATTAAAACACTTAGACGATGACGAGTTACACCTGCCTTTCTTAAAACCTCATCCATATCTGGCATTTTGGTTAAGAAATTCATGAACGCCATTTCAGCTTGTTGTGAATGCAAATAACCCCCTGTTAATTTGGGGTTATTTGCATTCTTAGCTTTATCTTTCTTAGCCATATTTTAACCTGTCATTGGTTCTTGATAGTTCTGCATGACCGTTGCCTCTTCAATCGCATCAATCAAAGTATCAACTTGGTCATCATGATCGTGTGTCATAGCCGCAGTGAATTCTTCACATTCCTCTGTGAACTTGGATACCCAAGATGCATTCATTGGCAGCATGACAAAGCGATCTTCAGGCTTATTTTCATAGTCATTTTCAAGCGGAACCTGCACATCCATAAATCGAGTCAGTTTATCCGTACCGCGCTGAACTGGAATAACTGGAACACCTGCATAAGTACCAAGATTCTGGATTAGCTGAGTACCATGAGCTTTATCTTCCACCTTCATCCAGCGGATCGGACGAGTTTCATAGGTGTATTCTTTATGCTTATCAATGAAATCTTTTGCCTGCCGATTCATTTCGGGTGCTTCCCATTTCCCACGCAACAAATCAATTAAATAGAGTTTCCCATCCACACCAAAACCAACCAATAAAAACACAGTAAAGTCATTATGCTCTTTAATTTTTTGAGCCGTATCAACATAGATTGCACGCCATTGAAGTGGTGGCAATTCATCGTAATAACCAAACCATTCAGCCTTAATTAAGTCGCCGCCTAATTTCTTAGGTTTCTGTTGATACTGACTGCTGAATGTATAGCGCGATACCACTGCACCACTTTTATCCTTACCACCCTTCTCCAATTGAAGTAGCGAAGTAAGAGATTCTTTTAGCGGCCAATAGCTTTGACGACCTTTATCATCGCGCTCTACACCAATTGGCACAAGTTTTTGAATATGCTCAGGCAATGTTGCAATGTAATCATCATCAATCAAAGCGGGAATAGAAACTTGCTCCCATTCACCCGGCACATTACCTGACATCACAAAGTTAGTCGGATCTTCCGAGTGAAGCCGTTGCATAATCATGATGATAGGTGTGTCAGATTTTGCTTTACGTGAATTGACCGTGTTTAGAATTTTACGATTAGCTTTATCTCTCGCGGGTTTACTAAAAGCATCCTCTGGTTTAAGTGGATCATCCAGAATGATGCAACCCGTAAATCCACTATCTGCCAATGTACCTGCACGGCGACCAGTAACCTGACCACCCATTGATGCAGCATAGATATGCCCCGCCTCGTATCCGTCAATTGTGGTTTTCCAACTCGCCTTTGCATCAGTGCTAGTGGAGATAGACGTAGACCACATTTGCTGAAATTCATCAGACTTTACGATATTTCGCGCTGTTGCAGATACATCCTCAACCAGTGATTGTGAGTAAGATAAATACAAAAATCTTGAGCGCGGGTTAAGCCCAATTCCTCTTGAAATCAAATTTGTTGTTAATTCAGTTTTACCCGCACCAGGTGGGACGTTAATAACTAAATTGGCGATATTGCCTTTTACTACTTCATCAATTAGCCATGCCACATACACATGATGCCAATTAACCATGAATTTAAAGCCCATTCGCGGTTTAAAGAAGCGACGAGTAAAGAATAAATGATCGTCCTCGCACATCTTTTTTTCTACGTGCGTTTGAACATCCATTAGTACTCCTCTTGCGCTTTCCTTACAGCAGCCTCAACTTGTTCGGGTGTAGCTTGAACCACGGTCGTTTGCAATGGCGCGCCATCTTTACCTGTTACTTCGGTTTTGTTTGTATACTTCCCGCCTACATCCTCTGCCGCTTGCCGCAAAATATTTAAAGCGGCTACCCTGTTTTTACTGTGCTTCTGGTATTGGTTTTCTAGCCGTTGTAATCGAACTGATAAATTAGCAATCGGTATATTATTGGGTTTTGCTAAAAATTCTGACCGTGTAATTTCAAACTCTTTTCTAAGCTCTTGGCTTAGATCTTGCCCTGCTCTTTTTGTTGGATCATATCTTTCGCACTGTTGCCGTGAGACATTTAAATCCTTGTATTCTTCGTTGACGAGCCTTGCTGTTTCTTCTGGTGTATTAAATACAGCAAGTGACCGTACAATAAAGAGTTTCACCTCTTTTCTGAGGGCTGCCATAAATATCCACCTGTCAACGTACGTCAACGTAAATAGTCAAAAAAAGAACCCTGAGGCTCTACTTAATCAAACACGTCCCACAACACGCAGCTATATTCTTTTCTGATACAAACGGCGCTTGCTTCGCGACTTCGACCAGACGCTTAATGTCATCACTCGCACCCCATCGTTTGACTACGCCCACAAACTCCTCAACATCGTGCCCAGCCAAATAATGCTTCGGCAGACCAGTGTGGTCACTGTATATGATCTCACCGTCTCCATCACGCTCAACGCCAATATGATAGAGCTCATGTTCAATCAGAGCACAAAACTCTCGATCACTCGCCTGCTCGCAGAAACTGGCATCAATGGTAATGAGATAAATAGGTACAAAGCCAAACCAATCCCGCATCTGTTGTTCTTGACGTGCTTTTTTCCAACCACCTTGATTAAACATCACCTTTTCACATTGCCCCAACACCATGCGCTTTGCACGAGTAAATGCAGATGATGCCCATGCAAATGCTAGAAACGTTTCGTCATCATGAAGTAGCTCGGCTATATGATCATGATCCGGGTTGTGCAGCTCTCCGCCCAATGTCAAAAAGTTTGCAATCACCCATTCTTTTAATTCTGGCGCAGCAATGATGCGAATTGCTTCCTCTTCTTCAGCTTGGTCGATAAAGTCAGTCTGGGGAAATGGTCTGTATTGGTCCATTGAATGTTTGCCCCTTTAACCTTTTAAGCCATGAAACGGCGAAGTTTGATTCGATCTGTAATGGTCCGGAATCATCAATCTTGTATTTATTGGCCGATTCTATACGAACAACTGTATAACCCAATTCATAAGCGCGATCGTAACGCTCCATGCTCCAAGCTTTTGTTGCAAGTTTTCCACCACGTCCACCTGACCATGGACCGCCAGATATTTCCACTAAAATCCTGTGTTCAATAAGATGAAAATCAAACCGCCAATGCTTTGTAGACAAGAACTGAAATTTCTTCTCGTACTTGATGCCGAGTATGTTCAAGGCTTTTTCAAAGTCTTCTTCGGCTTCCTCATAGCTAATTTTAGCCTTAGGTAAAGGTCTGGTTCTTGGCTTTGGCTTATACGGCTTTTTGTTTGTAGCTCGCTTATATGCATCAACGTCCATAGCGCTTAATGTTCTGTTTGATTGTCTCAATGTTCCCATCGATCTGCCGAATGCGCTTATCGCACTCAAATTTAAATGCGATTGGCGCATTCAAATGATTCAAGCTTTCGATTTTCTCTTTATCTTCATGCAGCTTTTTTAAATTCTTTTTCGCTTCGAGAATATCCATAGGCACCCCGTCATTAAAAATAAAGAAAGAAAAACCCCGCCAATAATCGATATTTAGCGGGGTTTCATTTGCCGTAATCCGTTCGGCGAATTACTCGCATGCACTGTTGCGAGTGGGGTTAAAATAAAAAAAATTCTTATACAAATGTGAGCATGATTAATCTCCTAATCATGTTACTTGTGCACGTCACAAGCACCTTTATAAACTTTAGACAACAAAAAACCCATCGAATGATGAGCTTTTATCAGTTGGTCACTTTACTGTGTAATACGACCAGTATAGGAAAATACTACCTTATATACCGTTATTTTGTCAAATAAGCTTTGTTCAAATTTTTTCTATAGATATCAGTGTAATAATCAATTTCATCACGCATATCTTCAAGGGCGATATCCACCATCTTTTCAAGGTACGCATAACCTTTCAAATAAGTTTGAACCTTCATTTCCTTAATACCAAAAAAAATCAACTTGTCTTCGGCTTTCAAGACATTGTTTCCGCGCAAATTAAAGAACAAAGCCATCTTTGCTACCTTGAAAGCAAATGACTTTAAGTCAAACCTTACGCGCTGCACATCCTTTGCTAAAGTTTCATATAAAATCGCCGCTAGATGATGATGTAAAATATGATATGCCATGGTGTTGTCCCGATAATCACCCCATACCAGTAATTCACAATATGCCTTTGTTGCCACGTCTTCAATTGAAGCAATAGCACCGCAACGATCTTCCCAGTTTGCTGCCTTTTCTCCTGTCGATGCAGTAGACGTTTCATAGCTTGCCGTTTTAGCTCTCATTTGCTGACCAACCCATTCAAGATTTGATAATTTTTCAACTACCGCATTCATGCCTTTCCCCTTATGCTGCTTCAAGCATCAAATACTTCTTAATTTCGTTAATCGCCTCATCTGCACCGAAGCAGACTTTGCACATGTAACCTTGTTCTTCTAAGCGTTGAATCATGAGCCTTTGACTTGGTTGTAACTTCCCTTTCTTTGGCTTCAATTCAATCCAAAGCCCGTGTACTTCACCATTTGGAACAATTAGCTGAAGGTCTGGAACACCAGCCTTCACGCCCAACTTCTTAAACTTTGCAGCTTCAAGGATGTTTCTTGAGCCACCATTAGGAATATGAAACAGGTAATCACTCAAACGACCTGACCCATATTTCACACGATGCGCCCAACTCATGAGCGTCATCTGTTCTTGATCTTCTGTAGGTACTCGGTTGAATCGCTTAGAGCGAGCTGCCTTCAGTGACTGGACCCTTTGAGCCTCTTTGAATGTGGTCATTGGTCACCTGCCTCAAGAACATCAGTTCTTTCACGCGCTAGATATAGGTCAACCTCTTCAAGCAAGGTTTCATAGCGTCTTTTCGCTTCACTACCCAATGCAGAAGCTTCCTTCTGAATTTCCCATGCTTTGTCGTAGTCCTTTTTTGTATGCACTGGCTCGTCAGGGTCATGCACAAAACAATCCCGAAACTCTTCAAAGCGATTGATAGATTCTCTATGGATTTGAATCCAATGAATAAGGGACTGTTCTAAATTTTGTGTAAGTACTTAATTTTCATTTATCCTTCAGAGGATAATTACAAAAGGTACTTCACATGGATGAAGCAACAATCAAAAGTATGGCTGCTGAATTGGCTAAGGGTCTAAAAACACCAGAAGACTTAAACCAAATGACCGCCATATTTAAAAAGTTCATGATCGAAACTGCACTCAATACAGAGCTTTCAGATCATCTTGGTTATGAAAAGCATCAGCCGAAAAAAGGCTCAAATAGCCGAAATGGTTTTAGCTCAAAAACTGTTTCAACTCAAGATGGGCAATTGGCTTTAGATATTCCACGTGATCGGGAAGGTTCATTTGAGCCACAAATTATCAAAAAACATCAAACACGCATTACCAGTATGGATGACCAAATTCTTTCCCTGTATGCCAAAGGAATGACCAATAGAGAAATTGTCGCATTTTTCAAAGAAATGTACGATGCAGATGTCTCAGCATCACTTATAAGCAAAGTGACCGATGCTGTGATTGAGCAAGTGACTGAGTGGCAAAATAGAGCATTAGATAGTCTGTATCCAGTCGTCTATCTCGACTGTATTGTTGTAAAAGTCCGTCAACACTCCAATGTGATTAACAAGTCTGTATACCTTGCTTTGGGCATCAATATGGATGGGCAAAAAGAATTACTCGGTATGTGGATTGCTCAGACAGAGGGTGCCAAATTCTGGCTATCCGTCATGACAGAACTCAAAAATCGAGGGGTACAGGACATTCTTGTTGCCTGTGTAGATGGGTTAAAAGGCTTTCCTGATGCCATTGCCTCTGTTTATCCTCATACGGACATTCAGCTGTGTATCGTGCATGTTGTACGCAATAGCCTGAGATTTGTAAGCTGGAAAGACTACAAGGCTGTTACAGCTGGTCTAAAAGCGATCTATCAAGCAAGTACAGAAGAAAATGCCTTAAAATCTCTAGATATCTTCTGTGATCAATGGAATCATCAATATCCGAAAATTGGAGAATCCTGGAGAGCCAATTGGGAAAATATCCGTACAATATTTAGCTATCCAGCTGAAATACGTCATGCGATTTATACAACCAATGCGATTGAATCGTTGAATAGCGTAATTCGCCATTCAACCAAGAAGCGAAAGATCTTCTCGTCAGATGATTCAGTCAAAAAAGTCATTTACTTAGCAACAACCAATGCTGCTAAGAAATGGACAATGCCAATTCAAAATTGGCGTTTAGCAATGAATTGGTTTACGATTCAGTTCGATGATCGATTAAAAGATCATTTATAA